GCTGCTACCGCTCCCTTATCATCACTAGATATAATGCGGTTTTGAGTATCAACAAAAGCCTTATCTACCTGTATATCCACTGCCCTGATCTGTTTTAATAACTTGCGATCATGACAAGGGTTATTCAGTGTAAAGCTTTGACTAGTTTTACAGCGAGGAAGCTGAGCATACTTTCGCAATGGAGCTAAGACAAACCCATCATAATTACTACGAGCAATATCAAGTTGACCTTGAGTAATTTTAAAATTTTGAGCTGCTGAAATAGCAGAAGATAAATTCTGCATTTCCTTAGCGCAGCCACCTAAGGCTAGCGCTACTGCAAATACAATAAGTAAACGTTTCATTTTGCAATGACCATGCTAGAGGGAACAGCATCAGCTAAATCTTTATCTTTAACTTCGATAGGTTTAGCTAAAGGAGCAGCTTCAGTAGTGGCAATTAAAATATTAGCTGTAGCTGCTTTACTAATTTCTGTATTAGGGTCTTTCGCAGCAGCCGCTAATGCAGCAGATTGACTATCTACAGTAGCAGACTTCTTAGCCATTTTGGCTAACACAACACCAATAACAGGGAAAACTACAATTAAAATCTGATAGAAAGAAGTAGCACCACTAATAATTAAAACTACACCTTGATACATTTGATGAAGAGCGTCCATTATTCCCTGTTGCTGAGCAGCAGACATTAAACCAATGCCTGTCAATAATCCTAACGCCATACTTCCATAATTACGTCCTTCAGCATACCACTTGCCAATACTTTCTGTAGAAAATGCCATAATATTTAAATCCTTTGTTATCTAGATACTGCTTCAAAATGCATAGGATCAGTACGGCCTTTGTAATCACCGCCCCAGAGAAAACCTTGATTTTTAAATGCTGTTATTACAATAGAACTTAATGTACCCTTACCAGTATTGAAACCATTTGTGGAAGGTGACAAATCAATAGCGCAAGCCCAAGAATGGTTAGACCAATTATCGCTTTTTGAAATTTTCCTGATATTAAAGCATCCTGCGTAGTCTGAAGCTCCTGACTTGTCCACTTGTTTCTGGTCATGCCCACACTTCTCCCATATCTCAGAAAATGCAGCTTGGAAAGCCGCTGCGCACTTTTTATGTACTAAAACTCCATTGACAGGTTTCTTGTTAAAATACATTTTAAAAGGAGGATAGACGCGAACTAAATTAACACCAGCCCAAGACTTTTCTCTAAAATCACCGTAGAATGCTCGTTTACTAGCCGTATCATCATGAGGCCATTTTGTAGGCATAGTTAGCTAATCCCTTTATTGTCTACCGAAACAAGTAATCATTCCACTAGTAGGATCAAATACAGCAGGCACTTGATTGATGAATGCTATTCTAACGCTACCTGTAGCTCTACCACCTGTCTTTACTTGCCCCCAACCATTTGACGCAGCCGCTTCAGCAGTTATATGGCAAGTATAATTTGCAGTAGCAAAGGCCGTAGTAAAGTTTACAGTGAAATCACCAGTGCTATTTTTAGTGACACTGGTAACATTATATGAAGCACTTAAACTTCCAGCAGCATCAAATACAGCCCATGCTTTTGCTGCACTATCATGCTGCTGTTGTTGAGAAGGTGTTACTACAGCAGTAGTGCTAGTACCTGTTTGCTGATCACTCTTAGTAGCAGCAGTAGTGCAAGTTCCTGTAGAAGTAATAGCTACACCAAAACAAGTAACGCTAGTTACTCCAATAAAACCACTTGAAAATAAAATCCAAGTTACAGCATCAGTTCCTACTGTAACTACTGATGTTTGTAGAGTGAATGAAGAACCTAGATTAGTAGCACCATTACTAATAAATGTATAAGAGCCAGCTAGCATTTCAGCAGCTTGATCAAAATAAGTAACGCGAGTAAGCACCCAAGGCGCTGCACCACTGCCAGCAGTAGTTAGAGAATAAATACCGTTTTGAAATGCAGATGCTTGATTTTTAACTAATACTATTTCATTTAATGCAACTACATTACCATCAACAGTAAGAGTAGAATTTGCACCAGCCGTTAGCGTAGCGCCAACGCCAGACGCGCCATTAGCGTAAGTAGGAGTGTTTGGCAGAACAGCAGCAGTAGCATACTTACTTGGAGCTAAAATATGCAAACCAGTAGCAACGCTATCAACATAAGCTTTAGTAGCTAACTGAGTTGAAACAGATGGGCTAGGAAAACCAGTTAGTGTACCACCACCAGATGTATTAATAGAACCGAATGTGTTAGCAGCACTAAACGTATTAACTCCATCCAAGAAAGGAAGAGTATGGCCTGATGTACCAGTATTTTCAGTACAAGCTGTTCCAGCATTAGTTAAGTTTGCGCAAGCAGCAACACCTAAATTTGCATCAGGAAGAATTTTAACTATATAGTTTATAGTTTTAGACGGCTGAATTTGAGAGAAAGGAACAGCAGAATAGGATACAGTTAAAGTACCTCCTGCTCCTCCACCACCAGTAGTAGCCGCTGGATTAGCAGGAATAACAGAGCACTGACCAGCAGTAACTAATACAGGAGCAGTAATAGCACCAGCTACAACAGTAACGTTAAACTGAGGTTGAGTTGTGCAAGTACCACCAGACACAGTTAATAACTGAGTACCAGCAGTATAGCCAGCACCACCAGCAGCAACAGTAGCAGAAATAGCAATACCGCCAGTATTATTTGATGTAACTGATACGCTACCAGACAATGTATTATTATTAAATGACCAACCACCAGAAGTTGACGGAACATGCGTACCTGATCCTGACGGCGAGAAACTCAGATCAGCAGATGCGCCAACGGTGACAGTAGGAATAACACTTCCCGGCAAACCTACGCTGGTAGCCGCACCAATGGAAGTTATACCATTAGGCACATTTGATAATAAAATTGTACTAGATTGCGAGCCGCCCCTACCAGCTAACGAATTTGGGTCAGTGTAAAATGAAGTTGTTAAATTTACAGAATTAGAACCTCCCATGTTATTTCTACCGGGAAGTACAACACCACGAAGGTCAGGAGCATTAAAAGTAGTAAGACCGTTTCCATTTCCCCAAGGAAAAAAGACAGCACTAGTAGTAGTTGAAACACTAGCATTAGCACTGATAGTGACAGTGCTTGCTGTTTTAGATAAAATTGTAGCGCCAGCAGGAATACAAGCAGCTTCAACAGCAGCACCTACATTTAATTGAGTAGTGTCAGAAATAGTTGTTAAAGTAGCATTACCGCTAACACAAGTAATAGATTGCGTTAAAGTTATTGCAGCCATAAATGCAGCGTAAGTTGTACGGCTCAACTCCTGACCATAAGTATACGCATAATTATTAGGAGCTACAAAACCAGACCAAGGAAGCACTGTACCAACAGCTAGACCATCTCCCACCGTGGTTTGACCGCTACCACCAGCCCCAGCCGAATTGGTAACTTGGTCCCAAATAATATTTGAATTCCTATCTTTTACAATTTCACGATAGGCACCATTACCCAAAATCAAAGCTCTGCCAGCACTATCTAAAACAACTGGATTAGTATTAGCAATAGTAGCTGCGCTATCCTGCCACGTTGTTTTACGAGTAAACGTACCCGGAATATAAAAATCTACAGTTCCAGAAGTTAAGGGGTTGCCATTTTGATCAAAGAACGTAGTTTTGGCAGGAGGTAAAATCGCTGCGTTCTGCCCATAAGCAAAATGAACCTGCGCAATCATAAGCAGAGACACAACGAAAGTTTTAAAAATGGAATTCATACCTTTAATCCTGCTAGCTGTAGTAATTTTTAAATATCGCAATTATATCTGGATGCCCACACTACTTATCGTCATCGCATATTTTAAATGGTCTGTCTATGATCCCATTCGCGACCAAGCCAAGCTATGGCGCTACAATTCGAGACAAAGCACTAGCCCCTCGCGTGACCAAGCTAGGCTTAGGCCCCGGTATCTGAGCTTCAAGAGCCGCGATTAAAGCATCCCTGCTAGGTCCTTCAGTTGGTAAAGCATACTGCGCATAACGAGCATTATGTTCGCGAGCTAATTTCATCTTAACAGCATCCTTGACGGCTGCTCCAGCCTTAGCCGCTCCATAAGCAGCGGCTCCAATTCCCGGTACACCACTAGCTAAAATATTAGCCCCTTCCAAAACAGCCGTTGGAAGCATTGCGCCTGCAACATCGCTTTTTGTGGGCAAAGCAAACTGAGACTTAGAAGCAGAACGCATAGCCGTTTGGCTACCTTCAATAATCTTATTGTGGGTATTAGCTATAGTACGCTCCTCTTGAAGCGTTTTAATTAACTTCGCTGCTTCTTCTTTACCAAATAATGTAGCTAATTTCTCTTGATTAAAATCAGACCTAGAAAAACTTTCACCAGCTAAAGCTGGATTTCTAGCAGTACCAATTTCAGTAGCTATTCTAGCTCTTGCGCCTTCTCTGGCAGCTTGCTTTTCATGATCAGTTAAACCATCAAACCATTTCTTTGTAAATGACGGATCGTTTTCCATTTTCTTAGAACTAGAAAATACGCCTTCATAACCATCACGGAAACTATCAGCAATGTGCATTTCGTCGCGATAGCTACTAAGAGCAGGCTTGTATTTTCCACCAGAAGCAGCATCAATGTCTGCAACCAAATTGTTACGAACATTTAGCAAAGACTTACCCATTTCTTTATCAGCAGCGGTAGAACTACGCATTAAACTTTCTGCTGTACTACGCAAGCCAGATTGAAATTTATGTAAATCTGCTGCGTTAGTACGCATTTCTTTATCATTACCAAGCATAGCTTTAATTTGAGCAAGCTCCTTCTTAACAGCAGTTAAAGGCAATGTACTGTCACCGCTTATAACGCTGCTCACTCCCGGCTTTAAAACCTTATCAATCTCAGCCATAGTATTAGTAACATCTACAGGCTTAGCATCTTTAATAGCTGGTTGAATTTTTTCCTCTCCAACCTTCTTAGCTGCATTAGCTAATTCTTGTACTTTACCTGCTAAATCTGGTGAAACTCCAGCAGTAGTATCATAAGCTTCATTAACAGCGCTCTTACTTGACGCCATACGATTAGCAGAAGCTTTAGCTAAATAATCTATCTGCGGACCCTCATTAGCAAATAAGTGCTGAGTATCCTGCAATACGCGAGGGGATAAATCCGCAGGAGCTAAGCGAGGATTGGCTTTCATCGCCGCTACAACAGAAGGAAGATTTTCACGCCCAATATTTTCAACAAGCGTAGATAAAGCTTTATTCTTTGGTATAGCTTTAACTACAGCCCCCGCGCCCGGAACAACTGGCAAAGCCATTCCAGTAATTAAAGCAGCTTTATCACCAAAACCGGGACCTATTTTATTACCAACTTTACCCACAGTATCGTCAATAATTCCAGATAACGGGGCTCCTGCTACAGTCAACGCGCCTAGTGCAACTTTACCAGCACCTTTATATGGATGTCCCGACCCAATATCTTCAACACCACTGGAAACCATTTCCTTTCCAGATTTATGATGCTCATAAGCGCTTTCTGAAGTTAGAGCAGCAGGACGCTCTACAGGAAGGCTAGCTGCCCTACGCGCTTCATCACTAGCATATTGACTATCTGAAATAGGAGCACTTGGTTCACCAGCTACAACCTTCTTGATGGCTGTAGGACGAATGTCAGCAGGCTTTGCATCAGTGTTAAAATCAGACAATATAGCATCGATATCTAACTTGCTGGTAGGTGCAGCAGGTTTAGACTTTTCAAAACCAGATAAAATGCTATCAATATCTAAGCCAGCCATCAATCACCTTCATACAATTTAGCATCTCTAGCTAATTGCAGAGTTTCAAAAAATTTAGTAGCTCTCTTCTTAGCCGTCATGTCACCATTTTTATAATCAGATTGCATTTTATCAGTTAGCTTTTTACGCTCCTTATCGTCCATCAAATCTAAAGTTAAAGCTTTTTCATCTACAGACTGAGGAAAATTACCAGTATGTTTAATGTAATCATCAAACTTCTGACCTTTAAAAGCTTGAGGCTTTAAGATTTGAACACGGTCTAATGCTACAGCGTCTCTAGTCAGTGATTGTAATGCCTGAGTAAGCTGTACCTTTGGATTAGGGGAGCCTGCTTCTGCTAATGTTTGAGCAGCATCAGAACGCTGAGCAACAGGACTACCGCTCACATATTGAGCGAGCTTTTTGTTAATCTCCTGTCTAATGACTGTGGGATCATTTTCTTTAGTATCAATCAAACCCCAAGCTTTTAAAGCAGCCACACCTGTATTAAATTGCTCAGTACCCGGACCAGTAGCAATACCCGGCATTAGCTTTAATGCTTGAATAGCTGGCTTAACTGACTGTGCTCTAGTAGAAGCGTTAAGTTGATCCTGAGTGTAAGCTTTCTTACCTTCTTCAAATAAAGGAGCCGTACCAGTTGCAGCACCAGTTGGTACAGGAAATCTATTTTCAAATGTAGTCGGTTCTAGATCAGTCCTACGCACTGTAGGCCCGGTAGGACCGCTAACCCGTTCAACAGGCAACGAACGAGGCACGATAGGAGCCCCAGCGGAAGGCGCTGAGGGGCGTTGTGCTGGAAGCGGGGTAGGTACTGCCGCAGTGCCGGGAGCCAACTGAGCAGGCTGAGCGCCAAGCAACTGAGGCTGTCCAGAGGGGCCGACAACCTGAGTAGTTGGAGGAGCCTGCTGCTGCACAGGTAAGCCTACGGGGCGTTGCCCAAATCCCGGCTTAACACTAGTTACAGTTGGGGTTACAGTTTGGCCAGTTGCGCTTTGACCCGGCACACCCAAATGATAATTAAGCTGCTCCTGCAACGTTGCGGCTGCTGTAGCAAATTCATTAAAGAATGATTTTGCATCAGGAGCTTTTTGAAGCCTTTCCATATAAACGCCAAGCTGTTCTTTAGGTACTAACCCTTGGCGTACAGCATTCTCAGCTACAGCAGCATACTCCTCTTTAGTCGCATCAGGGCCTAAAGAAATCATAGCTCTTGTCATGTGCTGTAATGCAGTATTAGCATTCTGCATTTTACCAGCATCAATACTTTGCTTTTGCTGCTCTAACGCTCCAACCTTTGCAGCAGTATCTAAAGGAGATACAGGCAACGGTTGTTTATATGAGGAGGTATCAGCCTCTAAACCAGCCATTAAGCAACGCTCCCAAATGGGGTTGGCCCACTAGGACCACCTAAAGTTATTTGTCCTGAAGGTTTAGCGCCATACATTCCTTGATACATAGCATAGCCACCAATATTATTAGCTAAGCCAGCAATAGAAGTTCCAGTAGCATTAGCCGCTGCTGCCTGAGCATTAGCACCACCAGTTAAAGCAGTACCAGCATTATAAGCAGCCTTCTCACCTAGCACACCTGTACCAGTTGCAGCGCCAGCACCAGTATCTACCAATGCTTTTAAACGACTATAAGCATTAGTCTGATTAGTATTTTGCATCTGAAAATTATTTTGCCATTCCTGACTATTTAAACCTTTAGAAAATGCTGCTGCTCCTTTTAACGCAGCACCAGAGCTAGCCAATCCTCTAGCAGCAGCAGAGTTACCTACTTGTTTTAATCCTTGCTTTTCTAAGAATTTATAATAATCAGTATTTAAAAAATCATCAGGATTAACACTAATTGGAGTAGTAAGCTCAGAAAGCCTAGATGTTAAACGCTTACCAGCATCTTCACCAATAGCACGATAAGGAGATAAATCCTCCCTAGTTTGCTGATACTGCTGTTGCTGCATCTGAGCAACGCGAGCGGCGTTCTGCGATTGAGTATCAGCAGCTTTATTAGCCCCAAAGATTTGTGCTCCAGCACCAATGATGCTAGAGCCTATAACTGCTGCTCCAATCCATGCCATTATTCAAATCCTAATGCCAATTGGCTATGCCCACAAAACTCTAACCACTCTTGTTCGCTTTTAGCTGTAAATGTATGTTCTATGATATTTAAATCTACTTCATCAGTACCATGTATTGTAGTCCATACACAGTCAGTAAGTGCTCTGGCAACTCTCTTAGTACCGGGAGGAGACACTACAGTAAAAGGAGCCTCTACCTCTTGAATGATATCCCCAACTAATACCTGAATTCTCCCTTTAGACAAAATATTTAAATTTGTAAATTTGTGAATTTCTCCAGTTACGATAGTGCCAGCCGGTATATGTACTTCCCTAGCATAAACACCTTTAGAAAAGTGGTGTATAACCTTACACTCAACTTGATCCTGTAACTTCATCAGTGCTTCAAGAGCGTAAACTTTTCCTAAAGGCGTAAGCAATTCCATATTTAATCTCCTAAGAATTGAACCACAGCCGCACCAGTCCAAGAAACAGTATCGCCAATCCTAACTGGAATAATACGCTGGCCATTTAAGTTAATAGTGTCTGATCCTCTGGTTAAATTTATCGTTGCAGCACCAGTTAAAATAACCTTACCGTTAGCATTGGCAGTAAAAGGAGAAGGCTCAGTAACAGTATCTACAGCAGGGGCTTGTTGAACTAACTGTTGAAAAAAACTATTCCAAGGTGGTATTACTTTCCTATCCTTATCAACTAAAGGAGCCTGCATATTTGGTAAGGGAGAAGTCATTTTCTAGCGGGCTTTCTATCCACAAAACCACCATTCAAAGCTGTAACCAAATCTGCCGACCACTGAAGTTTAAAAACTCTATCTCTTGCTTGTCCTAATCTATTCCAAGAAGGAGAAGCTAAATAATTACCAGTCTTACCTAAACTTTGTTCAACTGGATTTCCGTAAGTTTTACCCTTGTCATCAGACCAACTAAGAGCCACCATAGGGTTAGCTTCTTGATCAATAATAGTTCCTACTTCCATGTCAGCCTGAAAACAAAGATATGTGACTTTAACGTTATTATCAGTACTGTGGGGAAATGTTCTAACTCTAATGATAGGGCTACCTTCATCAGTGTAGGCAGAAAGAGTTAACTGCAAGAGCTTTCCGTTCTGCCAATCCCCTACTAAAATAACGCCATAGGCAAACATACAACAATTAGCGCGTGGTCTAAGGAAGTTTCCATCAATATCAGACCAATTCCACTCACTCCATTGTTTAGTCTTAACTTCAAATAGCCAACCCTTATCAGCGGTAGGAAAAACTAAAGCATAAAAAGCATGGTCACCTAACTGAAAACAAAATCCAATAGCATCTGCTAAAGTAATATAACCTTTAAATTCTTCTACAATTCTAGGAGTAGATATCTCAGTTACATCATAACCCTGACCTTGAACAACAATTCCATTACCTTGCTTATCCTGCATAATGAAGAATGCAAGTACATCCATAGTTGCTATTGAGTATGGAGCAGCGCAACCATGATCAATATAAGCACCTTGCTGTTGCTGGAAATAAAAGTCTGCTGCTCCTGTACCAATCCAAACTTCAGTTGTACGATTTCCAATTAGCCAAAGCTCGCGGTGGACTACAGCTATGCCTACAATAGGATCGTTAAAACCAGATTTAGCAGCTATATCTAACGGATCAAATGCCCCTACTGTACTTAACAACGCAAAGTTGGCATTGGAAATTGAAATAAAGAATTGATTAGTAGCAGGAACATTAAAAATATAAAATGTATCTAGCAAAGCTACAAAGTCAGCACCATAGAAGTTAGGGTCAGTTATTTGAGAAAAAGCATTAGTGTTAATATCTATAACGTACCCATTTACTCCATCTACTAAAACAACAGTAAGGCCGTTATCTACCATGTAGACTTGGCTTAACCTATCAGCAATAATGCCAATCAATACAACAGTTTGATTATTTAAAACATAATAAACGTTAGGACCAACTACGTAGTAAGCTGTTCCAATACTAGTATTGTAGGCACAGCGAGCAGTTCTAGCAAAATTAGGGTCAACATATAAAACTGTACCGGGAGTAGGATAATACGTTACTTGGGCTGGAGCCTGAGGGTCCTGCTGATTGACTTCAGCAAATAAGTTGACGCATTCCTGACCAGAAGCAATTACGCTCCTGCCATCATATGCTGAGCTTATAAGTTCTACGCGGCGTTGCATCAGTAAGCATCAGCGTTAAATATGTAGAAACCATTAGAATTATTAAAGCGTAAACTAGATGGCATGACCAATTTGGATATCTGAAGGTTGGAATTTTTAATTCCATTCAATCCAGAGATGGCAAGCCTGTTAGTTTCAATATTAGGCGGATACTGATAATGAGCGATAATACGCCTAGTAAGATTATGATGTATTGGTTCTTCATAGTCCTCTGGCATATTAAATTCAGCATCTAAACTGCTGGTTACATTAGTAACTTTTAGAATAAAGCCAGTACCAGTACCACCAATCAAAGCATTATTTACTGTAAGCTTATCGTTTATTTTATATCCAGTACCACCACCATTTAAAACAGCACCAGTAATAATACTACCAGCTACAGTTATATCTACTGTAGCTCCACCACCAGTACCACTGATATTAGTTAAAGCTATCCCCGGATAAAATCCATTAGTGTAGGCTGCTCCTGCGGCCTCAATAGCAGTTCCTAAAATAACTACTTTAAATCCAACGGGGCCTTTAACTAATAGATGTAATTCATATTGCTCATTAGGAATTGGCCAGATAAACACATTACCATAAGGAAACGCGCCGTCATAAAAGTAGAACTGCGGCCATGAGTTTAAAGTTTTAAGCCCAATCCTGATGTAATCTTCGTAGCTCCAGATAGGAGTTAAGAAATAGCTAACTTGATCAGTACCGCCAGTCCGTTGTTTAAAATAAGCAGCTTGAATTTTATCAGGACGTAAAGAGTTATAATATTGACCGGGGCCAATTAAATTAGAAATAGCATTATTACCATTAGCAGAAACGTCAATTAAATTAGGAATTAACCAACGCTTCTTCTGCCAGAAATTAAGCATACGAGTTAGCAGCGTAAAGCAATCGTTAATATCCTCAGCTAGCGGGGTTTGGCCTACACCAATAACCCCCGCTTCTTTCATTGCTAAGGTAACAAACTCTCTAGCTGTAGCCATTTACCAAGCCTTAGTAGGAACACCACCAGTAGCAGCAGGAGCCTCTACAGCAGGAACAGAAGCAGGATTGCGTAAAGCCTTTTCCTCCTCCTCATTGTTAGCAATCTTGTCACCTACCCACATTGGGTATTTGGTATGACCAAATTCATTCAGAATATTAGGGTCTTTACCAAAGCCGGGATGGGGATTAGACACGTCATAAACAATAAATGATTTAGGACGGCTATCACCAATACGATCAACAAACGAAACTTCCAAGTCCTTAGGTTCGGGGAAGGCTGTTAGAGACATAGTTTTTTCCTATTGACAGTTTATAATCTAACGTTTATAGTTGCATCGTTAACAAATGGAGGAATACAAATGGCTCAGTATAAAGATAACGTAGCTGAAATCCGTAAGCTAATTGATGATGCTGGCGGAAAGCGTGAATATCTTATCAATTGGGAGTGGGCCTATTTCGATGATGAAGCTGTAGGACAGAAGATTTTCGATCAAGTCAAAGAATTGTGCGAGCATCGCGGATTTCATAAGGCCCAACCTTATAGTAACAACGCAAATCTAAGAAAAGCTGCTTTTAGGTTTAGGTAAAGATAAAAGGGGCTGGCTCATCACCAGCCCCTAATTATTTAAATCTTATCGGCGATCACACACAGCCATTCAGGACGGATGTATTTGAAGCCAAACAACACATCCAACCGCGTAGCTAACTGATCTGTCTGCGGCAGGTAATCAGTTAACATACGCATAGACACACCGTCAAAGCTGGTGCGCGCTGCTTCCTCAACTGCTTTCTTGGGCATAACCAAGTCAGCAGTAGCCATCGTGACGGCCTTCTGAGTGTAGGCAAGAGACTTGCGGTACACAGAGTTAGCCGGGGTCACCAGAACAACAGCAGCACCATTGAGCGGCAATGCATCGACAGTCTGATACTGCTGATCAGCACCACCAACCAGACCACCAATCGGACCAATTAACCCCGGATAAATCGGAATAACGGTAGCAGTAGTGGCAACGTCAGCAGTCACAACAAACTGACGTAAGGTCCCAAGAGTATCCTTGGTGACGCGGTTAACGGCGTTCACAGCAGCGATAGTAATAATATCGCCTTTCTTGAACGTTCCGGTAATAGCGTTAACAGTTAAGTTACCGCCACTGGTAGAGGTAGACTGGCCACCACCATTAACAGTACCACCAGCAGAGAAGGAACCAGTAGTATGCTTAACCACAGTCTGGTCGCGGAAGAAGCGGTCATAGCCTAAGCCAGACTTCATCATGCCGCTACGGAACTGAGCGGAAATCTCAGTAACCGGATTAAGTAAACCAGCCAGAGAACCAACAGTACGAGCATCTGACGTTGGGTCCTGCACACAACGGCGATCCATCATCGTTGCGCCCTGATCATCCAGAACAGCATTAGCCCCGGTAAATTGATCCATAGTCGGGGAAATAATGTTACCAGCACCATCAGTATTTGCCACAAGGTTACAAACACCACCCTCAGCACCACGCATAATGGTAGAAGCGACCTTACCGCAGAGAGCGTTAACCATCGGAGCCATAACAAGCTCGGAATAACGGTCAATGCTCATAGTGCGCTCAGCAGTGGTATAAGGAGTAGCAACATTCTTCTGACTGGAAACAGTCAGTGTAGTAAACTGTTGCGTATTGTCCTGCAACTGCATTGCCGGACCATCAGTAACAACGAAGTCGGAAGGCAGACGGATACGAAGCGTATCGCCAATCTTTGCACCGTCTACCGCAAACTGATCATCATATTGAGTATCCATGTTCATGATTAACAGGTTACTATTCTTGAACAGCATTACTGCTTCAGCAGTAATCATATCAATAGTGA